CACGCTTTTAGAGATGAATCAAAACAATCTCTATTTAATCTTACAAAGATATATGAGCAAATAGATTTTAACGAAGATCTTAAGAACTCAATTAAAGTAACAAAAGGAAGTTTTCAATGGGAGAACGCTAAACAAGATACTAAGGTAATATTTGTACCAAATAAAGATGGTAGATTTTTAGTAACCTGGGTTCCACCTGCGCACCTTCAAAATAAAAGATATATAAAAAATGGTACTAATCATCCTGGCAATGAGCATTGCGGAGCATTCGGCTGTGATCCATACGATATATCAGGCACTGTGGACGGTAGAGGATCTAAAGGATCACTTCACGGTTTAACAAAGTTTTCAATGGAGGATGTACCTCCTAACCATTTCTTTTTAGAATACATAGCTAGACCACAAACAGCTGAGATGTTTTTTGAAGATGTTTTAATGGCTTGCGTTTTTTACGGGATGCCTATATTAGCTGAGAACAATAAACCTAGATTATTATATTATTTTAAACGAAGAGGTTATAGAGGTTATTCAATTAACAGGCCCGATAGAAAATATAACAAACTGTCTGTGACAGAGAGAGAGCTAGGTGGAATACCTAACTCTAGTGAAGACATAAAACAAGCACATGCTGCGGCTATAGAAACTTACATAAATGATTTTGTAGGTTTAAAAGAAACAGGTTATGGAGATACATATTTCCAAAGAACATTAGAGGATTGGGCTAAGTTTGATATTAACAACAGAACAAAGCACGATGCGTCTATTAGCTCCGGCTTAGCTCTAATGGCTTGTAACAAGCATAGGTACGAACCTTCTGCTAGAGTAAAAACAGAACCTGTAGTTTTAGGTTTTAAAAAGTATGATAATAAAGGAAGTACATCTAAAATAATAAGATAAATGAAAATATATACAAATACTAACAGTGCCTTTCCTAGTCAAGTGGTTAGCGATGAAGAAAAAGCTAGTTACGAGTATGGTCTTCAGGTTTCCAGAGCAATAGAAGGTGAGTGGTTTGATCAAGGTAGAACAAACGGCAATAGGTACTTAACAAGTTTTAATAACTTCCATCAATTAAGATTATACGCTAGAGGAGAGCAAAGTGTTCAAAAATATAAAGATGAATTATCTATAAACGGTGACTTGTCTTATTTAAACTTAGATTGGAAACCAATACCAGTTTTATCTAAGTTTGTTGATATAGTCGTAAACGGCATGTCAAATAAAACTTATGACATAAAAGCCTTCGCGCAAGACCCAGAGTCACTTAAGAAAAGATCTTCTTACGCACAGTCTATCCTTAGGGATATGTATTCTAAAGATTTAATAGCACAGGCAAATTCTTTAACTGGCCAAGACTTTTCAAACTCTGGCATGCCGCAAAACACGCTTCCAGCAACTCAAGAAGAACTAGATCTTCATATGCAATTGTCTTATAAACAATCTATTGAAATAGCAGAAGAAGAAGCTATTTCAAACACACTAGCTTTAAATAAGTGGGATTTAACTAGAAGAAGATTGAACTATGATTTAGCAGTTATAGGTATTGGTGCTGTTAAAACAAGCTTTAATATTGCTAACGGTATTAAAATTGATTACGTAGATCCTGCTAACATTGTTTACTCATATACAGAAGATCCTAATTTTGAAGACATATATTATGTTGGAGAGGTTAAATCCATAACTATTGCAGAATTAAAAAAAGAGTTCCCAAACTTATCAAATAAGGAATTAGAGCGAATACAATCAATGCCTGGTAATCGTCAGTATGTAACTGGATGGGGAAACTATGACGAAAACACTGTTCAAGTATTATATTTTGAATATAAAACTTATCAAGATCAAGTTTTTAAAATAAAAATGGGTAACAATGGTTTAGAAAAAGCTATAGAAAAAACAGACGCGTTTAATCCTCCCCCTAGTGACAACTTTGAAAGAGTCTCAAGATCTATAGAAGTTCTATATAAAGGAGCTAAAATAATTGGTACAGAGCAAATGCTTGAGTGGAAATTGGCTGAAAATATGACTAGACCTTTTGCTGACACTACTAAGGTGGAAATGAGTTACGCTATTACTGCCCCTAGAATGTACAAAGGTAGAATAGACTCTATAGTAAGCAAAACCACTGGCTTCGCGGACATGATACAATTAACGCATCTAAAGCTTCAACAAGTATTATCTAGAGTAGTACCAGACGGTGTTTTCTTAGATATGGATGGGCTCGCAGAAGTTGATCTTGGTAATGGAACTAACTATAACCCGGCAGAAGCATTAAACATGTATTTCCAAACAGGTTCTATTGTTGGTAGATCACTTACTCAGGACGGGGAAATGAATAGAGCTAAAGTGCCGATTCAAGAGCTTAATAGTTCAAGCGGTCAAGCTAAAATACAGAGTTTAATACAAACGTACCAATACTACTTGCAGATGATTCGTGACGTAACCGGTCTAAACGAAGCTAGAGATGGTTCTGCTATGGATAAAAACTCATTAGTAGGACTTCAAAAGATGGCTGCTAACGCATCAAACGTAGCAACTAGACATATATTACAGTCAAGTTTATTTTTAACTATAAGAACGTGCGAGAACGTTTCTCTGAAAATGGCAGACATGCTGAACCACCCATTAACTTCTAACTCTTTAGAACAAAGCATAACCACGTATAATGTGGCTACTTTAAAAGAAGTTTCTAAACTAAACTTGCATGATTTTGGTATATTTTTAGAATTAGAACCAGATGAAGAAGAAAAGCAACAACTAGAGCAAAATATACAAGTTGCCCTACAATCAGGTGGTATAGATCTTGATGATGCCATAGATATACGTCAGGTTAAAAATCTCAAGCTAGCAAATCAAATGCTAAAGCGTAAGAAAGCTGTTAAAGCTAAAGAAGATCAAGCTGCTCAAATGGCTAATATTCAAGCTCAAGCTCAAGCAAATGCTGAAACTGCTGAAAAAGCTGCCTTGTACGAGGTTCAAAAACAACAAGCTTTAACTCAAGAAAAAGTTAACATTGAACAAGCAAAGTCTCAATTTGAGATGCAAAGAATGCAGACTGAGGCTCAGATAAAAAAACAGTTAATGGAGCAAGAGTTTCAATACAACTTACAGCTAGCTCAGGCTCAAGTACAGAGAGAGTCTGATAGAGAGCAAGAAATAGAAAATAGAAAAGACGATAGAACAAGAATACAGGCCACACAGCAAAGTGAGCTTATAGATCAAAGAAAAAATGATTTATTACCTAAAAACTTTGAGTCATCAGGTAATGATAGCTTAGGCGGGTTTGGTTTAGAGCAGTTTAGCCCTAGATAAAGTAAACAATTATTTAATTATATTATATCATGACAGAAGAAAAAACAAATGAACCTGTTAAGCAGGAAGGTGAGTTTAAAGTTAAAAAGAGAACTCCAAAAAAATTAACATCAGTAAGCGACGAGCCTATTAAAGTTAATATTAAAGAACCTTTGGTTGATTTACCGCCAGAAGTTACAAAAGTAGTAATACCTAAACAAGAAGAAGATGCCATTCAAATCGGAGAAACAAAGGAAGTATCTGTGGAAGAACCATCCGGAGATAGCGCAAAGGTGGGAGAACCTTTACAAGAGTCCAACAAAACTACTGAAGGGTTTTCTCCAATCAAAGAAATAACAGAAGAGCAAAAGCAAGAAGTAATTGATGTAAAAGTTGAAGCTAAAAAAGCTATTCAAGACGAAAAAATTCTTGGCAAAGCTTTACCTGAAAACATTGAGAAATTAGTTTCTTTTATGGAAGACACTGGTGGTAATGTAGAAGACTACGTTAGATTAAATGCTGATTATTCAAACGTTAAAGAAGACGTTCTTCTTAAAGAATATTATTTAAAAACAAAACCTTATTTAGAACCTGAAGACGTAGATCTTTTATTAGAAGATTATACATACGATGAAGATTTAGATGAGGATAGAGATATACGCAAGAAAAAAATTGCGTTTAAAGAAGAAGTTGCAAAAGCCAAAAGCTTTTTAGAGGAAACAAAGAGTAAATACTACGACGAGATCAAGTTGAGACCGGGCGTTACTCAAGACCAACAAAAAGCTACAGACTTTTTCAACCGATACAATGAAGATCAGAGTAGAGTTAAGGAACGGCAGGAATTATTTAAGTCTAATACTAAAGAGCTATTCAACAATGAATTCAAAGGTTTTGATTTCGAAGTTGGTGAAAAGAAATTTAGATATGGAATACAAAATAAAGAATCTGTTGCTGAAAAACAATCAGATATTAATAACTTTGTTGGGAAGTTTCTCGACAGTGAAGGTAATGTTTCTGATCCAAAAGGCTACCATAAAGCTCTATATGCCGCTATGAATGCTGATAAACTAGCAAGTCATTTTTACGAACAAGGAAAGGCTGACGCCGTTAGAGAAGTTGTTACTAAATCTAAAAATCCTGGTTCACAAGCAAGACAAACCAGCGATGGCAATGTTTTTGTAAATGGACTTAAAGTTAAATCTATAAGTGGCGCTGATTCTACAAAACTAAGAATTAAAACAAAAAAATTTAACTAAAAAAAACAAACAATTATGAGTTTAACTCCTCAATTTGGTAGTTTAATCCCTTCTTCACAGCAAGAGATTTTAAACAGTAACTACCTACAATTTAACGGTGGTGGCGCAGCAGGTGATACAAACAC